GACGTGCCGTATATCCGGCTTTTTCAGCCATACGAATCATAACATCAAATGCGGAAAGCGTTGCTTCAGGACAAACACGCTTATCATAAGCAGCATAATCACCAGCAATCATACGTGTAGTTGAATACTTGGTAAGCTTTTTAGTCAAACGTGTCCATTCTGGACCATGCGCATTAATGCCCACAGCACACTCGAAATCATCCCAATTGGTTTGAATTACGCGAATGATGGACAAATAATACTTGCGCACAAGTAATGTGAAAGCAAATTCGCAACCAGCGAATACGCGAACCTTATCTTTAGTAAGTTTGGTCGCTTCATCTTTCAAATTACCACGGAAAATAGTGTGAATCCTCTCACCATGAGCTAAAACAGTTTCCATTCTATCTAACTCTTCCCAAAATTGATCATCCATTTCCAAAGGACATGAAATTCCATCAATTTTGATTTCGGATTCGCGCACGAAATTACTCTTTTGCTTATTGATCGGAAATCCCATCGATGTAGATAAATCTACACGATCAACAGAATTAATCCCATCAGCACCAGCTAAAATGACTTCATGCGAATATGGATGAATTAAATCAAGCATTTCAGGTTTTCGTTCAAAAATCTCGTCAACCATTGCGTTCATATCATCGCGTGCTTTCTTTAAAATAATAGGTCTAAATTTCCCAGTGGGATGCGACATCAACGATAAATCGCGTTGCCAATGCACCCAGGAATTCATTCCTTTTGGTTTACCATGAAGTTTTGGTAGTCCCATAATTTCCGTCACAGAGTCTGAAATAACACTCTTACGCACCTGGGATTTAAACGTTCTGGTTCCTAATGGATGTGGTCCATAGACTTCTCCAATAGGTTGATAACCATCTTCATCCACAAGCCAATTGACAGCACTCGATTGTGGTGTCTCTCCATTTGGCTTATAATCAATGCCATACTTTTCTGTTGGCATTGTACCGCTGGAATGTGTTTCCAACACTCTGCGTGAACGTAGTTCATTTACAGCCTCCAAAACTTGTGACTGATATAATTTACCTGCAATTCCTAGTGTTGTATCAACATAGCCCGCTAAGTGAAATCCCGCAATAAACGGTTTTACTTTACGTGCAATATGTGTCATCATACACAATCCTCTGAAAGTTTTCTCTGCATAAGTGTATTGAAAACCATCAAAATTTTGTTTGGGTGTAGCAATATGCCTATCCAAATCTATCTTGACCTGATGGCGTGTTACTTCACCCTCTGGATCCTTATATAAAGTTATACAATGGGTTCCAGACATATTGTACTCCGAAGTAGGAAGAAAACGCGCCAAATTAGGTACATCACCACCACTTGTCAACGATAGTACAATGAAATCGGTATTCGGAATTCTATACCAGAT